CGCAAACATATCCAGATTTGAAAGAAAAAATTTTTGCGGCATATAGGGAAGGAAAGCCCGGAAGTCATTATTATTCATTGCTAAACGATTATGCAAAAACAGGCGATTTAGTAAAAAATCAAAAATTTGCATCTGACGCAATGCGTCAAGCAGGCATCCCCGGCATCAAGTACCTAGACGCCGGTAGCCGAGGCGCTGGCGGCACGGGAACGCGCAACTTTGTTGTATTCCCCGGCGAGGAAAAGAAAGTACGCATATTGGAGCGCAAGTAATGCCTAGCACATCAGACAAGCAGCGCCGGTTCATGGCCGCAGCCGCCCATAACCCCGAGATCGCCAAAAAGGCGGGCATCCCGCAAAGCGTGGCCCGGGAGTTCAACCAAGCCGATAAGGGCAAGAAACTGGCCGAAGCCATGAAACGGATGCCCAAGCGCGACAATACCTAACGCAATGGCGCGATTGTCTCGGGTATGATTCAATAATCCTTACACATCAACTTGTTGCAAAGACCCCACAGGTATGGCCGCAAGAAAGAACACTCCCCGGTTATCCCAAGAATGGCGCGAGCGCATCCGCTCTGGCGTGATATTGGCTCGATTAGAGCAAGCCGCCCTAGGTGAACTGGAAGTCAGCGCCGCGTCCCTAAAGGCCGCAGAGATCGTTTTACGCAAGACCCTGCCCGACCTTGCCCGCACAGAAGTAACCGGAGAGGACGGCGGGCCGCAGGAAATGACGATTTCGTGGAAGGAGCCGAAGTAGTTGCACGTTGAGTTGCCCTACGAGCCTCGTCGGGCGTTTATGCCCTTCCACAACCGCACCAAGCGGTGGGCGTGCATCGTGGCGCATCGACGGGCAGGCAAGACGGTAGCGGCGGTAAACGACATCATCCGCGCTGGCATCATGTACCAAGGGCCAAACGGGCTATTTGGGTACGTTGCGCCGTACATGAACCAAGCGCGCCGGATTGCTTGGGATTATTTCAAGTACTACTCGCAGCCTATTGCCAAGGATGCCAACGAATCGCAAATGACGATTACGTTGTTGAACGGGGTCAAAATCAGCCTATTCGGGGCAGACAACGCCGACGCCATGCGCGGCCTCGGGTTTTCGGGTGTGTACATGGACGAATACGGCGACTTCAAGCCGAGCGTGTTCGGGAACATCATCCGTCCGGCTCTGTCCGACAAACAGGGTTGGGCCGTGTTCGCCGGTACGCCCAAGGGCAAAAACCAGTTTTGGGAAGTGTTTGACCGTGCCACTCGGACTCCCAGCGAATGGTTCCTGCTGCGCTTGACCGCATCTGAGAGCGGTCTACTCCCCGCTGGCGAACTAGCCGCCGCGAAAGCGCAATTGACCGAGGATCAGTACTTGCAGGAGTACGAATGCTCGTTTGAAGCAGCCATCCTCGGTGCTTTTTACGGTCGGGAAATGAGAGAAGCCCAAGACCAAGGGCGAATTACCCGGGTTGAACACGATCCAGAGTTGGGGGTCTACACCGCTTGGGACTTGGGCTACCGAGACGATACCGCCATTTGGTTCTATCAGGTAGTCCGTGGCGAAATTCGGGTCATAGACTTTTATGCAGTCAGCGGGGCCAACATCGCAGACCTTGCCGAAGTGGTCATGGGCAAGCCTTACCGGTACGTCAAACACAACCTACCGCATGACGCCCGGGCCAAGACGCTGGCCTCTGGCGGCAAGTCAGTCATTGAGCAGTTGGCGCAACACCTTGGCCTTGGCAACCTTGCCATCGTCCCCGAGTTGAGCGTGCAGGACGGCATCCAAGCGGTGCGCGCCATGCTTCCGCGAGTCTGGTTTGACGCCAACAAATGCGCCGATGGCATTGAGGCTTTGAAGCAATACCAGCGCGAGTATGACGAGGACAAAAAGACGTTTCGGCAGACTCCGCGACATGATTGGTGTTCACATCCCGCAGATGCGTTTAGAATGTTAGCGATTGCGTGGCGGTCAGAGCCTACAGCCCAACGACCCCCCGAGAGTCGTACTTTGATCGTCGGCCCCGAGAATGAGGTCACCCTCAACGATATGTGGGCAGTTCACCAGCAACAATCACGAAGGGCAAGAATATGAGCATTCCCGTAACTTCCGCACAAAATGCGAAAAATATCACCGCAACCACGACGGTTTACACCGGAACGGGTGGACTTTTCGGCATTTTCGTAGCCTCGGCTTCCAGCACCCCGACCATCAAAGTCAGCGACGGCGCGACCACGATGGTCAACACGTTTACCCCGACCGGCGCAACGTTCTATCAGTTGCCGGGCCGGTTCAACACCAGCCTTGTCGTCACGATTAGCGGCACGGTTGACTGTACGGTGTTCTGGTCGTAATCGAGGTAACGCGCTATGGATCAGATTGCTAGCACAGAGGTGGAACGCTATCTGCGTACCATTGGCGCGTACGACAACGAGTTCGCCAAGTGGAACGCCCGGGTTAAGAAGATCATCAAGCGGTACCGCGACGATACCCGGTCGCAGCAGGGCAACGAAACCGCCAAGTTCAACATCCTTTGGTCAAACGTCCAGACGTTGATCCCGGCTGTTTACGCCAAGTTGCCCAAGGCCGACGTAAGCCGTCGGTTTGGCGACAACGACCCCGTAAGCCGCGTGGCGTCCCTGCTCATTGAGCGGGCGGTGGACTTTGAGATCGAACACTACCCCGATTTCCGCGCAACGATGAAAGAGTGCGTGACCGACCGATTCCTCGGTGGTCGCGGCGTGGCATGGGTGCGCTATGAGCCGCACGTTGCCCCGCAGGGTATCGGTGACGACGGCTTTGAGATCACCGAGGACATTGAACCGGGCGAAGGTGAGCCGGATCGGCCCGAGGAAATCGAGTACGAGTGCGCCCCGACGGATTACGTCCATTGGAAGGACTTTGGACACTCGCCCGCCCGCACTTGGGAAGAAGTTACGCAAGTATGGCGCTGGGTCTATATGACCCGTGAGGCGCTTGCAGAGCGTTTTGGCGAGGAGATGGCGCGCAAGATACCGCTCGACCAAGGGCCGGAGCCGCTCAACGCCTATAACGAACAGAAGAAGATGTACAACCGCGCAAAAATCTGCGAGTTGTGGGATAAGGAACGCAACAAGGTTGTGTGGCTGTGCAAGGGTATGCCGACCGTCATTGACGAGCGCGATGACCCGCTAGGCTTGGAGGGTTTCTGGCCCTGCCCGCGCCCGCTGTTTGCCACAACGACTAGCGATAGCCTCGTCCCGGTTCCCGATTTCGTTTTGTACCAAGATCAAGCGATGGAGTTGGACATCCTGTCCGACCGCATTGATGGCTTGGTCAAGGCGCTGCGCGTGCGTGGCGTGTATGACGCATCACAGCCCGCCCTTCAGCGGCTAATGACCGAAGGTGACAACAATGCTCTTATCCCTGTGGACAAGTGGACTGGATTCTCTGAAAAGGGCGGTCTCAAAGGTTCGGTTGACCTTCTCCCGCTAGATACCATCGCCGCCGCCCTCATCCAATGCTACCAAGCCCGTAGCGACATCAAAGGCCAAATCTACGAAATCACGGGGATTGCAGATATCATCCGTGGCCAAAGCGCCGCATCGGAAACTGCAACGGCGCAGCAGATCAAGGGCCAGTACGCAGGATTAAGACTCCGCTCCATGCAGGAGGACGTAGCCCTGTTTGCGTCCGACCTTATCCGGCTCAAGGCGCAGATTATTTGCACCAAGTTCCAGCCGGAAACCATCTTGGCGTATGCCGCCGCGCAACAGATGACGCCAGCGGATCAGCAGTTGATCCCGCAGGCCATTGAACTCATCAAGAACAAGCCGCTCCGCAATTTCCGCATTGAGATTGCATCGGACTCGTTGGTGCAGATTGACGAAGCGCAGAACAAGCGCGACCGGTTGGAGTTTATCCAAGCCTATGGCGGGTTCCTCAATCAAGCGTTGCCGGTGGCGCAGTCGTCGCCGCAGATGGTTCCGATGATGATGGAACTTTTGCGGTACGGCATTGGTGCGTTCAAGCAGGCCCGCAGCATTGAAGGCGAGTTGGATACGGCGCTTGAGCAGATGAAACAGCAGGCGCAGCAACCGAAGCCCAACCCCGAGGCCGAAGCGGAGCAAGCGAAGATGCAAGCCGAGCAACAGAAAGTGCAGGCGGAAATGCAGATGGAACAGGCCAAACTTCAGCAGGAAGGCCAATTGCGTGCGCAGGAAATGCAAATGCAGGCGCAGATTGACAAGTACAAGGCCGACCTTGACGCGCAGACCAAGATCAACGTGGCGCGTATTTCGGCCAACCCGGGCATCGACATTCCGATGCTTGAGGTGACCAAGGCGAATACCGAGCGCATGATGGAAAACGTGGAAGGCAACGTAATGGGGTCGGCGCAGGCCATTCAAGAACTGCAACAGCAAACGATGCAGATGTACGCCGACATGATGGGCAAACTGGATGCCGCGCTGAAGGCGTTGACGGCTCCCAAGCGCATCGTGCGTGGCCCGGATGGTCGCGCCGCTGGTGTTGAGGTTGTCCAGCCGCGTCAACAGGCATTGCCGTTAGCACCGCAGCCGATGCCGCCCGCGCCCCCTCAAATGCCGCCGACGGTGCAATAAGTCATGGCTCTGGTACTTAAAGACCGCGTAAAGGAAACGTCAGCCACCGCCGGAACCGGCGCGATGACGTTGGCGGGGACGTCTGTCGGTTATCAGCCGTTTTCCGTGATCGGCAACGGAAATACGACGTACTACACCATTTACGACAGCACTACGGGAGCGTGGGAAGTTGGAACTGGTACTTACACTTCTAGTACGAATTCCCTGTCACGCGACTCTGTATTCGCGTCAAGCAATGGCGGCAATCTCGTGGATTTTGCGGCCAACACTAAAGATGTGTTCGTCGCGTACCCTGCGGAGGAGGCAGTCACACTAGACTCTGCGCAGACGATTTCCAATAAGACGCTCTCTAACGCCAACCTTGGCACTCCGACCGCTGGCGTACTGACCAATGCCACCGGCCTGCCGCTTACCACGGGCGTCACAGGAACGCTTCTAGAGGCCAATGGCGGCACCGGGGAAACAACCTATACCAACGGCCAATTGCTTATTGGCAATGCCGCTGGCGGGCTTACAAAGGCCACGCTGACGGCTGGAACGGGCGTCACCATTACCAACGGCGATGGTTCAATTACGATTAATGCGCCGGATGTTGGCACGGTTACGGCGGTTACCGCGTCGGCTCCGCTGGCATCGTCGGGCGGGAACTCGCCCAATATCAGCCTTACGGGGACGGTTGGGATTGCCAATGGCGGCACCAACAGCACGGCAACGCCTACGGCGGGCGGCGTGGCTTACGGCACCGGCACCGCTTACGCCATCAGCGCGGCGGGAACGGCAGGCCAGTATCTGCAATCAACCGGATCGGGCGCTCCCGCGTGGTCAAGCATTTCGTCGGGCATTGGCTCAACGGCCTATTACGGCGCTTTCCAAGACACAACCGACCAAACCATCGCCAGCACGACAACGGCATATGTTGTTGCGATTGGAACGGTTGACGAGGCTAACGGCGTAACGATTGCGTCTGGCAATCAAATTACCTACGCCAACGCCGGAACGTACTCGCTGACGTATTCAATTCAACTAGATAGCGCAAACAGCAGCATCCATGACGTTGACATTTGGGTGCGTAAAAATGGCGTTGACCTTACCGATACCAATAGCCAGTTCAGCGTGCCGAACAAGCATGGCGGTACAAACGGGCATTTGATTGCTGTTTGTAACTACATTTTCACGCTTGCGGCAGGCGATTACTTGCAGTTGGTGTGGGCGGCTAGCAGCACCGATATTTCTATCCAAACGTATGCGGCTGGAACATCACCCACGCGCCCAACAACCCCGGGCGTCATTGTCACCACGGCACAATTAACGCAGATCGGTATCGGGTACTACGGATTGACGTCTACCTCGTCGGTTGCCATCGGAACCGGCACCAAGACGTTTACAACCAACCTCAACGCAACAAACACGGCGTTTACGGTTGGCTCGCGTGTGCGCGTGGCGTACCCGCCCGATCCGACGTACTTCATGGAAGGCAACATCACCGCGTTTAGCGGTACGACGTTGACCATTTATGCGGACGTAATTGGCGGGTCGGGAACGCTTGCTAACTGGTCGTTTACGTCGGTTGGTTCTGCGGGCGTCACAAGCATCAGCGGCGGCACAACTGGCCTTACGCCCGCTACGGCAACGACCGGCGCAGTTACGCTTGCTGGCACGTTAGCGGTTGCCAACGGAGGCACCGGAGCCACAGACGCGGCAACTGCCCGGGCTAACCTTGGCGCAGGCACCGTCACCTCGGTTGGCGGCACCGGCACGGTTAACGGCATCACATTGACCGGCACGGTAACGTCCTCGGGAAGTCTGACACTCGGTGGCACACTTTCTGGCGTTGACCTTGCCACGCAAGTTACCGGCACGTTGCCCGTGGCAAACGGCGGTACGGGGCAAACGTCCTACACCGACGGCCAACTTCTGATCGGCAATAGCACCGGCAACACGTTGGCGAAATCAACGCTGACGGCTGGTTCTGGCATTACGATTACAAACGGCTCGGGTTCTATCACAATCGCGGCTTCGGGCGGCAGCGGCGCGGCAGGCGCACAGGCTTACGCTTGGTTTATCTCGTAGGTGACAACATGGCATTACTAATACTTGACGCAACCACAAAATCCATCGTTGTCGCCATGTCGGGCGCAGCGGCCACGACCAATCCCGATTTCACGGCGGCGTGGGCTGACAACAACGGCACGACCTTTACCGAAGGCGCAACCGATGGCGCGCTAAACGGCACTAGCAGCGTAACCGTGGTCGCGGCTCCTGCGTCCTCAACGCGGCGCACGGTCAAAACGATTACCGTCGAAAACAAAGACACCGCAGCCGTCACGATTACGGTGTCGTACAACAACAACTCAACGCTTCGTACCATTGCCAAGGTCACGCTACAGGTTGGCGATACTTGGACGATAGACGGCACGTTCGACACCACGGGTGCGTTGAAACAGACCGCCAGCAACGTCAACCTTGCAACGCAAGTTACGGGGACGCTGCCTGTTGCTAATGGCGGCTCGGGTGCAACCACGCTAACCGGCGTGTTGAAAGGAAACGGCACCAGCGCGTTTACGGCGGCAACGGCGGGCACGGATTACGTTGCTCCCGCTACGGCAACCACGTTCACGGCCACGCAAACGTTTAACGGCAGTTCGTCCACGCTTGCAATGGTGCTGGCTGACGCAGCCGAAACAACGACTGTAAGCGCCACGGCGGCAACTGGCACGATCAACTATGACGTAACCACACAGTCGGTGCTGTATTACACAAGCAACGCCTCGGCTAATTGGACAGTCAACTTCCGTGGTTCGTCCGGCACCTCGCTTAACACCCTGCTTTCAACCGGCCAAAGCATCACGGTTGTATTCCTTGTGACGCAAGGCAGCACAGCCTATTACAACAGCGCGGTACAGGTAGACGGCTCATCCGTTACGCCGAAATACCAAGGCGGCACGGCATGGTCTGCCGGTAATGCGTCAGGTATTGACGCTTACACTTACACCATCATTAAAACGGGGTCGGCAACGTTTACCGTTCTTGCCGCACAAACCCAATTCAAATAAGGGGCTGTAATGCCAGTTATTTCACGCATCGCCGCTAACGCCGCCCGGGCTTTCGGGATGTTTGCGGTGTCGGTTGCTAAAGATTTGTACTTTAAGTACGTCACGTTGTTGCTTCCGGGTAACGGCACAAACGGGGCGCAGAACAACACGTTTTTGGATTCGTCCAGCAACGCCTTCACCATCACGCGCAACGGCAATACCACGCAAGGTACGTTCACGCCGTTTAGTCAGACGGGGTGGAGTAACTACTTTGATGGAGTATCCGATACCTTAACTCTTACAACGTCCTCGTCTTTATCGTTAACCGGCGCATTTACAATTGAATTTTGGATTTATCTAAATAGCACGGCGTTGGACACCATTCATCCGTCAATCATTACTTTTCCCACGCAACCAAATGCGTATCAAGTATATATAAATTCAACAAATACATATTTTGCGCTTTATAACGGCGCAGCAGATGTTGTCAAGACAGCAAATGGAACCGCAACGCTTAATCAATGGAATCACATTGCAATTAGTCGAGATTCATCTAACAATTTGTCTATTTTTTTGAACGGCACTAGGAGCGCAACAACGGCGTCTGGTAGTGGAACAATTGGAACGTCAACTGGCACTTTCCGATTGATGAGTTATAACGGAACGACCGGCGACGTAAATGGTTACCTATCAAATTTGCGTATTGTAAATGGCACGGCGGTATACGACCCGACACAAACAACGCTTACTGTCCCAACTTCGCCGTTAACTGCAATTACCAATACTTCTTTGCTAACCTGTCAGAGCAACCGATTTATTGATAATAGCAGCAACGCATTTGCTATTACTGTTGGCGGCGACGTATCCGTCCAAGCATTCAGCCCTTTCGCTCCCACGGCGGCATACAGCGCAAGCACGGTTGGCGGGTCGGGGTACTTTGATGGCAGCGGGGATTATTTAACTTGCCCGGACAACGTGGCATTTACGTTTGGCACGGGCGACTTTAGCGTTGAGTGTTGGTATTACCCGACCAGTTCGGCAAGACAGATTGTGGTGTCGCAAACCAACGCGGCGGGCAACACTTATTCGTTTATTTTAGAGAAAAACGTATCTAACCAACTCCGTGTATTGTCTACGGTTGGCGGTACGCAGTATGCCGCAGTAGCCACGGCAACGATGCCACTTAACGCTTGGTCGTTTTTGCAGTTGGTCAAAAGCGGAACAACGCTTTACGGTTATCAAAACGGCGTACAGGTTTGCTCTGTGGCCGTTGGTTCGGGTTCCGTGCTTGATTCCACGGACGTTGTTGATATTGGTGGCGGTACGGTCAGTTTGCCTGTTACGGGATACATTTCAG